TCAATGAACTTTTGTACATGATACTGTACTGACTTGTTTGTTGTGTTGTTGTGTTCAACAGCAGCAAGAGAAAAGATGGTGGTCAGGTTCTTGGCAAGTCCATTTACGTTTGATTGCTTTGACATTAGTCACTCCTTAGCAAAGAGGCGAGACGATCCCGCCTTACGAGATACCCCAATCACGGCTGGCAGACGGAATCCAGTCAGGCTCGGTCGGCATTGGCATGATCGACCCAGCTTTAGCTGGCTAGGCGATCACCAATGGGCGAGACTGGATTCAGGCTGACAGTTGATGATTGGTTGGTATCTCTTGGCGGATTGGCTCGTTTCTTTGGTTAGGAGTGCTATGTCAATGCTAGCAAACGTGGACTTGCCAAGGTTCTGCCAACAGCTTTTCTCGCAGTCTGATGTTGTGGTAGGGCATGATAATACATGAGGTATATCCCCCCTCTCCTGCGCGTGTTGCTTTGCGCGGTGCAACGTCCGTCAGTGCAGCAGTCAACAGACTGCTGTGATGTCGCAACGGCCACTCGCGCAAGCATAGGTCACGCGCACAGAACAGATGCTGAAGCATGTCATAAGATACTGCTATGCTGATAATGAATGACATCAAATGTTGGTATGCTGTGCGTTTTATGCGTTGACAAAGGGTTGACAGATCGGTGACTGTGGGGGGGAACACAGGGGGGGCAACAGTCAGGTTTGAGTATGACAGTAGCTAAGACACTAACCAGCAAACAAATGGCTCTCGTGGATACGCTCGTAGCCGAAGGATGTACGATCAAGGAAGCAGCACATAAGGCTGGATATGCTGATGGTGAATCCGGAAGAGTGACAGCCAGCAAGGCTTTGAAGCTGCCACACGTCCAGCAGTATATGATGCAGGCTGTCACTGAGTCGTTAGGTGTTAATGCTACCTTTGCTGCCAGCAAGCTTCTAAAGCTAGCGTCAGGTGCTAAGAGTGAGTATGTTCAGCTAGAAGCGAGTAAGGACATACTTGATCGGGCTGGCTTCAAGCCGGTAGATAAGTCCATGCACTTGCATGCTGGGGAAATCAAGGTGAGCATAGACCTGACGTAAGGGGTGGCCCCCAAAAGTTGTGCTATGCCAGTGTGACGTAGTACCCCACAGACATTAGGAGCGAAAAAGGTTCGATGTGTACAGGCGGAGATCCCGGCGGGGCAGCGGCGCAAGACTTTCGGCTAGAGGAGCAGAAGCGTGCGATGGGTGGTCCGCCCATAGGAAAGGCGCAGGAGTCTTTCAGGCGGAACATTGAGGCTGCACAGGAGTTAGAGTCTCGTGCTGCTGCTACCAAGCCGACGCTTCCGACACCTGCTGGCATTGGTTTGAGTGGCATAGCCAAGGCATCTTTGCGCAATCAGGCGAACATTTTACGCAAGCAGTCTGTGAGTGCGACTCCTGTGCGTGATGAGGGTGGTCGCACTGTTGGGGTAGTTTCTAAAAATATTTTTGGTGGAGAGGTATATTCGGGTCGTTCTGAGTTTAATCCTCTTGGTGATCGTCCTGAGCAGCAGCGCAGTGAGCCTGAGCCTGTCAAGGCTGCTTCTGAGCCTATTGAAGAGGTTGAGGTTGCGATGACTCCTGTTGGTCAGGGTAGTGGGCGTACTACCAAGTCTCGGCGTGGTGTTGGGCGTCGGACTGCATTTGGCACTCGTCAGAGTCTTGTGAATCTTAGGAACGTGTAATGGCAAGGACACCGGCATGGCAGCGCAAGGAAGGACAGAACCCTCGCGGTGGCCTCAACGCTGCCGGACGCGCATCATACAAGCGGGAAACCGGCGGCACACTCAAGGCTCCGGTCAAGGCCAAGGCGGACACACCGCAGAAGAAGCGGCGCAAGGGCAGCTTCTTGGTAAGGATGGGCAGCGCCAAGGGTCCGTTGTACAAGGATGGGGAGAAGACCAGATTGAAGCTCTCACTAGAGGCATGGGGGCATCGTGGTGACAAGGCCAGTGCTGTACGCAAGGGTCGTTCTTTGTTAGCCTCTTATCAGAAGTCTAAGGAAAGGGCTAAATCATGAAGAAGTCATTACTTGCAGGGAAGAGCGAAGATCGTGGCAAAGTTGCTGCTGCTTCTGAGTATCGTCGCACTCTTGCCAAGGCAGAGAAGACAGCCAATGAAACTATGACCTTCAAGAGCAAATCTGACTTCATGAAGAAGGTCGAGTCTCAGGCGCGTAAGCTGTATGGTATGCGTGTTTCGTTCATGGCTAGTGGAGATAAGTGATGCCTAATGTTGCCGGAAAGAAGTATGCCTATACTCCTGCGGGAAAGAAGAAAGCCAAGAAGGCTGCTAAGTCTTTGCTGACTTCTGCACAGAAGAAGCTTCCACAGGACTTGCAGCAAAAAATTATGAAATCTAAGATGCGTGGTGCTTAAGATGCAAAAGAAGCCTATTAGCCTTGCAAGATTTAAGCGCGATGTTACATCTGCGATTAAAGAAAAAGACTCAAGCGCAAAGCCAAAGTTAACAAAGGTTGGCCTTATTGACCTTCTTCCTGAGAATGTCGCAGAGAACATAAGAGACAACGAAAAATATGGTGATGCGTTAGGCGGGATGCTCGGTGGAGATTATGACACGAACTCTTATCAGAAGGCTGTAAAACGAGCTGCTATCAGATATTTCAAAAAGATGAGGGGTAAGTAATGCCTAAGTATCAGTTTAGAGATGGCACAGCTTATAATGGCCCAACGGTTACTATGCCAGACGGCAGGGTTATGTCTGGTGCAACACTCACCTCTGACTCACAGCGTCTAGTGGAGATTGAAGATGGCGGTCAACGAAGCGGGGAATTACACGAAGCCAGCGTTGAGAAAGCGCCTGTTCCAGCGAGTAAAAGCCGAGGGAAAGGGCGGAAAGCCGGGTCAGTGGTCAGCAAGAAAAGCGCAAAGGCTAGCACTTCTGTATAAGAAGGCTGGCGGAGGATATACAAACTAATGTCCGATCTTAGAAAGCTAACAGTCTCTCAGTTTAATGCTGCAGTGAATCGTGGTGTAAAGCAGCGTGAAGAAAAGATTCCATCTAATCTGCGTGCTATTGCTAGAAAGATTGTAGCTGGCATGTCGGCTCCTACTGGCTCTAAGTCGCAGTCTTCTCTGATTGCTCAAGTTGATGAAGACAAGCAGCGCAGGATTAAAGATCTGGCTGACTACCAGCGCCGCATGGACAAGATGCGCAGATCTCTTCTTAAGATTGGCAAGAGTGCATCACTGGATGCATATAGGGACGCTGGTTTGCCTTTGGTCAACAAAGACGCAATCAGTGAGTATGTTCCGCGATAACGATAATATACGAATATACCAACCCCTAAGGGTAGGAATAATGGAATAATGGCACTAGCAGCTTCACAGAGATCCTTGAGAGCATGGACGCGACAGAAATGGCGCACCAAGTCAGGGAAGCCCAGCACTCAGGGCAGGGAAGCTACTGGTGAACGTTATCTCCCTGCGTCTGCCATCTCTGCCCTGAGTGACGCAGAGTATCAGCGCACAACAAAGAAGAAACGTGCTGCCCTACGTCGAGGCAAGCAGTTCTCAAAGCAACCAGAGAGCATTGCCAAAAAGACAGCGAGGCACAGATGAGTTTTTTACACACGCTCAAACCAGAAGAGCGAGAGATCCTGCGAAGAGTGGTGAAGAAAGTACACCTTGTTCACCACCCCAAAGAATTTTGCACTAACCACGAGGCTGACAAAGTTATCTCTGTCATTGGCCCAGAGGTGGTTGAGCGAATGATTAAGTTTGGCAAGGATCACAAGGTTGACCAACTTTAGCTACAAGCCTGATGGCCAAGTCCTCAAGGCATTTATGAAAGATAATACGTTCTTTCGTGGCATCAGGGGGCCGGTAGGCTCTGGCAAGTCGGTGGCTTGTTGCGTTGAGGTGTTCCGCCGTGCGCTAGAGCAGAAGCCAAACAAGGACGGTATCCGGCGCAGCCGGTGGGCAATCATCCGAAATACCAACCCACAGCTTAGAACAACGACAATCAAGACTTGGCTTGACTGGTTCCCAGAGGATCAGTGGGGCAAGTTTATGTGGTCGGTGCCATACACGCACAACATCAAGCAGGCGGATCTGGAACTTGAGGTCATCTTCTTGGCTCTTGATAGGCCGGAGGATGTAAAGAAGCTGTTGTCATTGGAGCTTACCGGCATCTGGATCAACGAGGCTAGAGAGGTTCCGAAGTCTATCATTGACGCCTGTACCATGCGTGTGGGTCGTTTTCCTTCCATGCGTGATGGAGGTCCGTCGTGGTCAGGGGTAATCGCTGACACTAACGCACCAGAGGAAGATCACTGGTGGCCGATTATGTCTGGCGAGGTGCCTGTCCCTGACCACATTCCTCACGAGCAAGCGCGTATGCTGGTTAAGCCAGACAACTGGAACTTTTATGTGCAACCTGCTGGCATGAAAGAAGCGCTGGATAAGAACGGCAATGTCTTGGACTATGCGCAAAATACTAGTGCTGAAAACGCAAAGAACATGCTTGAGACTTATTATTCGAATCTGATTCGAGGCAAAACAAAGTCTTGGATTGATGTGTATGTGATGAACCGCCTTGGCACTATTCAAGAGGGTAAGCCTGTCTATCCGATGTTTAATGCTGAGACACACATTGCAACAGAGGAGATTCCGATTGCTGATGGCATACCGTTGTACATTGGCATCGACTTTGGCCTGACACCTGCTGCTGTGTTTGGGCAGAAGGTAAGGGGTAGATGGCTGATCCAAGCTGAGATTGTCGCCATTGATATGGGTATTGTTCGTTTTGCTGAGATGCTGCGCCAAGAGATTGCTACTCGGTTTGGCAACCTTGATGTGCATATCTTTGGTGATCCTGCGGGTGACTTCCGTGCGCAGACTGATGAAAGCACACCGTTCCAGATTCTTCGCGGTGCTGGCCTTCGCGCACAGCCTACACACAGTAACTCGGTAGATTTGCGCCTTGAGTCAGTGTCTAGCAACTTGAACAAGATGGTAGATGGCAAGCCAGCGTTCCTGATTGATCGACGCTGCCCTACGCTAATAAAGGGCTTTGAAGGTGGCTACAGCTACAAACGATTGCAGGTGTCTGGTGAGAGGTTTGATGACAAGCCAGAGAAAAACATGTATTCGCATATCCACGATGCTCTGCAATATCTGATGCTTGGCGCTGGCGAGGGGCGTAATCTTATCTCAGGGCAGAAGCCATTGAGAGCGTTCAACGCTAAGAAAGAGTTTGATGTCTTTGCTCGAAAGACCAAGCAGCCAAAGCGCAGTGGCTTGTGGGCAAGGATGTAAGGTGATACAGGTTAATAAAGGAGACTGACATGTGCATTGGAGGCAGCGGCCCATCCGGCCCAGCAGTTGATCCTGCGGCAGAAGCAGAAGCCGCTGAAAGAAAGCGTACTGCGCTTGAAGAGCGTAAGCAGCGCAAGCAAGAATCTCTTGCCGAAACTGTTGAGGCGACCACTCGTGGCGCTGGGCGTCGTTCTTTGATCACTGGAAGCGGCGGTGGTAGAGGCTACTTTGGGTAGGGATCATGATTGTAAACACTGACGTTGGGCAAACCGCATACAGCAACGACAAACTTGCTGGCATGTACATGAAGAAATACGAAAAGGCGAAGTCTCTGCGAGAGAACTTTGTTGATCTGTTTGAGGAGTGCTACGAGTATGCACTGCCTCAAAGAGAGTCGTTTTACTATGAAGCGGTAGGTCAGCGTCGTGATGACAAGATCTTTGATGAGACGGCTGTTGTTGGTGTGCAGGAGTTTGCATCACGTTTGCAGCAAGGTTTGGTGCCAAATTTTGCGCGATGGGCGGATTTTCGTGCGGGATCTGAGGTTCCAAATGAAGCGCGTGAAAGCGTTGATAACGAGCTTGATGAAGTAACTGAGTACGTCTTTGAGGTAATTCAGAACAGCAACTTTGGTCAGGAGGTGCATGAGTCCTTCCTTGATCTGGCTGTAGGCACTGGTGTGCTGTCTGTCTCTGAGGGTGACGCAATCAATCCGATTATGTTCTCGGCTGTGCCGTTGCCTCATGTGGTGTTGGACACTGGCCCTGATGATCGCATTGACCATGTATATCGTGAGCGTCAGGTACGCGCATCTGATGTGCCATTGATGTACAAGCAAGCTAGGATTGGCAGCAAGCTACAGCACAAGATTAAGAACGCGCCTGATGATAAGGTGAAGATCCTTGAGGTTGTTGCTAGAGATTACTCAGTAAAGAACGACGAAGCCTACTTGTTCTATGCTATTGACTGCACCAACAAGGAAGTAGTCAGAGAGGAGAAGTATCGTGGCGTGGGGTCAAATCCTTTTATATGCTTCCGCTGGTCGAAGTGCAGTGGCGAGGTCTATGGGCGTGGCCCACTCATCAATGCGCTTAGCGCCATTAAGACTACGAATCTCACTATTGAGCTTATACTTGAGAACGCGCAAATGGCTATCTCAGGTATCTACCAAATGGAAGACGACGGAGTAGTCAACCCTGACACTATTAGCTTGGTACCGGGTACGGTTATTCCGAAGGCAGCTGGATCTCGTGGCTTGGAGCCAATCCGTGCTGCTGGCTCGTTTGACGTAGCTAACCTTGTGTTGTCTGATATGAGGCTCAACATCAAGAGAGCCTTGTACAATGACATGCTGGGTAATCCTGATCGAACCCCTGCTAGTGCAACAGAGGTTGCCGAGCGAATGGCTGATCTCTCACGCCGTATTGGTTCTGCATTTGGTAGGCTACAGGCTGAGTTGGTACAGCCTGTGCTACAGCGTGTAGTTTATATCCTGAAGAAGCAGGGGCGTATTGAACTGCCGACTATCAATGGCAGGGAGGTAAAGGTTCGTTCTGTATCGCCACTTGCACAGGCACAGGCAAACCAAGACATTACATCTGTGGCGCGTTGGCTTGAATTGGTTCAAGCAACCTTTGGCCCACAGGTAGTACAGATTTTGATCGACTCAGAAGAAACAGCAGCATACTTGGGCAAGAAGTTCGGTGTGCCAGATTCATTGATCCGCGACCTTGAGGAACGCAGACAGCTTGTGGCTTTGGCACAACAGTATGCACAAACTCAACAGGGAGCGATGGGTGGCGCAGAGCAACTACCTCAGTCTTGATGGCTACAAACGCAGTCGTCCAGATGACGAGAAGATAAGCATCAACATAGCCGCCTTGTTCAAAGATGAACTAGGCAAAGATGTGTTGAAGTATCTACGTTCAATTACAATTGAAGCAGTTAATGGCGCAGCAGTTTCTGATGCGGAGCTACGTCATATGGAGGGGCAGCGATACATCGTGGGCCTAATAGAGTCGCGCATCCGGCATGGTCAAAAGGTGAAATCAAATGAATGAAGCAGAACCTACAGCAGAAGAGTCTGGAATTGTAACCGAGGGTGGCAATCCGATGCTTGAGCCAGAAGCGGCACCTGATCCTCTTGCTGCTCTGCCTGAGAAGTTCAAATCTATTGATGATCTTGTTGAGTCCTACTCAAACCTTGAGAGCAAGATTGGTGCAAAGGAAGAAACATTCCGCGACCAGTTTATGAAGGAGATGGAAGAGCAAGCATACGCTAACAGGCCGGAATCTGTTGGTGACTATGTGCTTCCTGATAGCATTGACGATGAAATGGCTACCGATAACCCGCTGCTACAGTGGTGGGCCAATCAAGCGTTTGAGAATGGTTACAGCCAAGACGAGTTTGCAGAAGGCATTGAGATGTATGTTAATGCAATCAACGCAGATGTGCCTGACTATGACGCAGAGGTAGGCAAGCTTGGCGACAATGCTAACGCTAGGACAGAGGCTGCTAGCTTGTTTGCAAATCAGTTTTTTCCAGAGGAAATGCTTGGTGCTGTAGAGCGTATGTGTGAGACAGCCGAAGGTATTATGGTTGTTGAGCATATTATGGAAGCTCTAAAAGAGGGTGGCCCATCTAACGGTGCTGTAGAGGTTTCACGTGAAACAGAGGCAGATCTTCGCCAGATGATGCTCGACCCGCGTTATCATGACCCAGCGCGGCGTGACCCGACTTTTGTTAAACAAGTCGATGACGGCTTCAAGCGTATGTTTACCAATGGCTAATGAAGTGTTGCGAGTTGGCAGGCTCTCGCTGATTAAAAGCCTGCCCGAACATGCTGAGCGTGTTGCTGACAACATGCGCAAGGCGGATGTCAGGGAGTGCTATATACACAACCTGACTCCGCTAGAGGCACTTACTGAGCCTATGGTTATAGAGGGTGCAGTTACTTACACACTGCGACTTGATGAGACGCCTATTGGGATGTGCGGGAGCGTACCTATAGACGATAATTACGGACGCATTTGGCTGCTTGGCACCAATGCGATTAGTTATAACTTCCGCCCATTTCTTAGGGGTTGTCGCCCAACTATAGAACTGCTGCAAGGTCATTACGCTAGCATAGAAAACTTTGTTCCCGCTGACCATCACGACACGATTATGTGGCTAAGTTGGTGTGGGTTTACGTTTGATGAGAGTATGTATGAAATGAATAGCCATACTTTCATGCGATTTGAGCGTTGCGCTGTAGATAAAAATGATGGTATTGGTGAATTAAGTCGGCCTGTAATGCACTGAGCGACCCGCAAGGACAATCGCGTTGAGGAAGCTAAGCAGACAACCGAAGCAACCGTAACCTTACAGAAGGAACTGAGATAATGGCTAACACGATTGATGTAGCATTTATCAAGCAGTTTGAGTCTGAGGTTCACATGGCTTATCAGCGCATGGGTTCCAAGCTTCGGAACACTGTCCGCATGTCTAACAATGTGACCGGGACGACAACTCGCTTTCAAAAGATTGGTGCTGGCTCTGCCTCCACCAAAACTCGCAATGGCAACGTAACCGCAATGGAGCTGGTGCATACGCAAGTAGAAGCCACCATGGCGGACTTCTATGCTGCTGAGTACATTGATAAGCTCGATGAGCTTAAGATCAACATCAATGAGCGTCAGGCTGTGGCACAATCTGCTGCTGCTGCTCTTGGTCGTAAGACTGATGAGATCCTGTACACAGCAATGGATTCCGGCGCTAATGCAACCCAAATTGCTGACGCGACTGGTGCGCTTGTAAAGGGTGATCTGCTTACTTTGTTTGAGACCTTTGGCTCGGCAAACATCCCAGAAGACGGTAACCGTTACATTGCCATGCACCCTGCTGGCTATGCAGATCTGTTCAATATCACTGAGTTTGCTTCTAGCGACTTTGTTGGTGATCAGAACCTGCCGTATGCTGGTGGTATGACGATGAAGGAGTTTCTTGGCTTCAAGATCTTCTCCACCTCAGCCATCACTGCCGGTAAGAACATGGCTTACCACACATCTGCGGTAGGTCTTGGTGTCAATGCAGATGTGACTACCGAGATCAACTATGTGCCGGAAAAGGTTGCTCACCTTGCCACGTCGATGATGTCGATGGGTGCTGTTGTCATTGACGACAATGGTGTGTACGAAGTTCTGGACAACAACTAAGTAGGGAGAGGGGGCTTCGGCCCCCTCAACTGAAATGGCAGTTAGCAGCACCGCAGCAAACTCATCTATCGACATCTGCTCAAGAGCATTGATTCTTATTGGGGCAGATCCGATCACATCATTTAATGATGGAAGCACAGAGGCTCTTGTCTCTGTGAATATGTATGAGGATGTTGCTAGAGCGTCTTTGGTAAATGCTAGGTGGCGCTTTGCCACAAACCAGTCTGTATTGAATAGGCTAACCGATGCACCTACTGGACGTTATGACTATGCCTATCAACAGGCTACAGGGACGCTGATGGTACATGCCGTTACCGTCAATGACTTCCCGCTTGAGTATCAGATTTACGGTGACAAGATTTATGCAAACACATCTCCAACCGATGTGGTAATTGCTGACTACACATATAGGGCCAATGAAGAAGATTGGCCGTCTTACTTTACACTTGCCGTTGAGTATGCGCTGGCAACGTTGTTTGCAACGTCTATTGCCAGAGATGCTGGCTTAGCTTCTTTGATGAAGCAAGCTGCAACAGAAGCAATGGCGAAGGCTCGTAGCTTGGATGCACAGCAGCAGACAACGCGCAAGCTGGTAACGTCGAGGTTTATTACTGACAGGCGAAGTTAATGGCTAGAATCCGCGTACCGTTAAGCAACTTTCAGTATGGTGAGATTAGTCCATCGCTTGTTTCGAGAACTGACACTCCGCTCTATAACAACTCTGCGAAGAAAATAGAGAACTTCTTTCTGCGCAATGAGGGTGGTTTGCTCAAACGCTTTGGCACCCGCCGCATATATGAGTTTGACACCACCGTGGACTCCTCCGCCACGCAGCAACTCAGGCTGGTGCCATTTATTTTCTCTGATGACGAGCGTTACATTGTCAGTCTTGAGAACGCACAAATCCGTGTGTTTCAGATTGACCCCACTACTGGGGATGTGTCGCTTATCCAGACTATCACGCAGGATGTTGATACAAATGCCCTGCCTATGACCACGGCTATCTTGCCTGAACTTACTTATGCACAAGCTGGTGATGTAATGTTTATTGCTCACCAGACATTTATGGTGCGCAAGCTGGTGCGCACCAGCCTGACTACGTTTGAAGTTCAGTTGATGACCTTTGACGAAAGTGCAGATGGATACCGTATTGAGCAGCCGTACTATTCTTTTCAAGGCGTTGGTGTAACTCTTGATCCGTCTGCATCTACCGGTACAGGCATAACGCTAACAACAAGTTCTACTTATTTTGACACTACCGGCACACAAACCGGTGGTGATTATCTTGACTCAAAGCATGTTGGTACCGTTTTGCGGTATCACAACAATGAGATTCAGATTACATCTGTTCAATCTGCCACTCAGGCGACTGGCGATATAACAGACGAATTGCTGGTGCATCTTGATAATGATGCCATTGAAACAACAGATACTAGTGCAGACATTGAGATTACATTTCCGCTGCACGGATTGAGTGTTGGCGACTCGATAACAATCTCTCATGCTGGCGCTGTTGGTGGTA